AGCTTGGAAATTCGGGAGAAAGAGTTATCGGTCGAGACGAGGCGCTACACAGCGCTGTCGATGCTTTCGCTAATGACATAGCAGCTTTTCGGGATGCTGGTGGAAGCAGAGAAGAAGCCCTCGATGCACTCAGCGCCACTATTGACGAAGTTTTTCATCAGGCGTCCCCGCTGGATATGATGCACGCCAAGGCTCAAGGGAGAGAGATATAAAATGAAGATCACCAAATCAAAACTTAGACAGATTATTAAAGAAGAACTCGATGAAGGGTGGGAGCAAGCACTTACTGCATCTGAACCCGAAGCGCTCTTTGCGAGGCTTAGAGAATTATATGAAGATCTTCATCTGCTATTATCAGATATGGAAACGGCCGGAATTGAAGATGAGGTTCTTGAACCAACAGATCGGGCAGTCAAGCGATTAGTCGACGCTCTCAAAGTGTATCGGCAGCATAATCGTATCGAAGTAACACGCGATATTTGAAATGAAAATCACAGAACAAGAAACTACAATTAATGTTTTTTTGGATCTTGCCAACATGCTTCCAGATTTGGGAGAAGTTGCGGATGTTGCAAGTGTCATTAATTATATAAATGGCGGCGAACCTCTTTTCGCTGCCTTCTCTATGGTTTCAATGGTACCCGAAATTGGTAATTTGATTGGAAAAGGCGGAAAGATAGATGCATGGTTATCTAAAGTTTTTCCTACTGGAGCATCGATAATTTCTAAGGATGATCCCAGCGCTATATCGGGAATAAAAAAGTTACAAAATTTAGTTATAAAACATAGAGATTTAATCAATCGCCTTTTTTTAACTTTGGAACAAAATGAAAAATTTGTAGAACTGGTACCACTTACATTGCAAACCAAAGGGGCCCTGACCGCTTTTATTAATACAAATTATGAAGAACCCCCGCCTCCAGTAGCGGAGAGATTGACCAAATTTAAAAGGAGCAACAAAATGAAAATCACCGAAGCACGATTAAAAGAACTCATCACAGAAGAAGTTGAATTATATCTCCTTAAAGAAGAAATAGCTTATCTTGATGAGGGTATCATGAAGTACCTCGATAAGTTATTTGGCCGCCGAGAAGCGTGGGAAGATTTAGTTGATGATGTGGACGACGACGGAAAAGTAGAAAAAGAACTCTTTTTGAGTATGCCAAGTAAAAAGAAGATTGCTACTCTGGGACTCTTGGCTTTCCTTGGTGCCTCCGGCACGGAGGTATTTGGCCCCGGCGGGGTATATCAGCAAAGTTCCGCCGGCCACCAAGAGATGGCCCAACAAGTAAGAGACAGTTTGCAAGCCGCCGCAGAGAAATCAAAAAAAGTTAGTAACTTTAGAAAAGCGGCCCAAGCCGAAGGGGATATCGCGTCCATTTCCTCTCAATCGCAAGTTGACGATCTTATGGACGACATAAGACAAAACTATTCATTAGAAAGTGCGCCCCTCGGCGCTGGCCCGGGACTTTTTATCGATGGCGATCCAAATCTGCCTGCTGCTGGCTTTGCTTATGTACCAGCAGATCAAATTTCTGATGATACAATGTTGCCATTTGTTGGAATGACAAAGGCAGATTATGAAACATATTTAAGAGTGGCGTGGCTACCTTATGAGGGGGGCGATCAAGATCTAAAAGATTTTGTTACCGGTGGTGGAAGACAAGGAACATCAGTTCTTTGGTCGTATCAAGATTCCTTATTCGCTCCGGTACTATCCTATTCATCAAGCCCAGAATTACAAAAGAAAATGATAGATTATTATGGCGAAATATCTGAGAGAACATTGATATTGCCGTTGGAGTGGTCCGTAGCCAAGGGACTAGTCGATACTAGAGCAGCGAGAGAATAATTTACTTGCGCACCTCTCAGTAACGTGTTATAATATAGATATGAAGATAAGAAGGATGACACAATTCATCTCGCAGTCAATAATAGAAGGTGTTCTTCTGTATCTGTTCTTTGCTTTATGGATGGTTTTATTCCAATCAATATAGGAGATAAATGAAGTTCGCTCATATAAGTGATACTCATATCAAAAATTTAAAATATCATTACGAGTATCGAATTATTTTCGATCAACTATATAAGAAATTAAAAGAAGAACAGGTCGATTGCATCGTTCATTGTGGCGATATAGCACACACAAAAACACAGATCTCGCCAGAGTTTGTGCAGATGTGTTCTGATTTTTTTCGTACTCTTGCTGACATTGCGCCAACGTATATTATTCTTGGCAATCATGATGGCAACCTTAAGAATAGTAGTAGGCAGGATGCGCTGACGCCAATCGTAGATGCGCTCGATCTTGAAGATCTTCATTTGCTGAAAAACTCTGGTGAAACTCAACTAAACGATAAGTTCTGTTTAAATGTTCTTTCTGTTTTTGATCGAGAAAACTGGATAAAGCCAACCGATCCAGGGAAGATTAATATTGCCTTATATCATGGTTCGATTTCTAATTGCAAAACAGATATGAATTGGACGATGGCGAATGGCGAAGACGATCTTTCCATTTTTGATCATCACGATTTCTCGATGCTTGGTGATATTCATCGGCGCCAGTTCTTGGATGAAGTCGGCCGCGTTTGGTATGCCGGCTCAACTGTTCAACAGAATCACGGCGAGACAAACGACAAGGGCATTTTGATTTGGGATATCAAGTCGAAGAATAGTTGGGACATTGAGCCAATTGTATTTGAAAACCCGAAACCGTTCTTCACAATCGAACTCACGATGAAAGGGAGGATGCCTCGCAATCTTAAGGTGCCCACCGGTGCTCGTTTGCGTCTTGTGTCTAATAATAATTTGCCTCTTGATGTGATGCGAAAAGCACTCGATATTGCCAAGCACCGATACAATCCAGAATCTATTTCATTTTTGAATCGCTCCGCTGGAATACGGGGTGATGTTGAAGATTTGGCCAATTCTCTTCAAGTGGAAAACTTGCGAGATGTAAACATTCAGGAAGAACTGATTGATGAATATCTAAAAGACTATCAGGTTGACACAGATACTCTCGAAACTGTTTACGAACTGAATAGAAAATATAACAAAATTGTTGAAGAGGGTGAAGAAATCTCCAGAAATGTTAACTGGAAGATTAAGAATTTTAAATGGGACAACCTATTTAATTATGGAGAGAAGAACAACGTTGATTTTTCTAGCTTGTCGGGAATTGTTGGTATCTTTGGAAAGAACTTTTCCGGGAAGAGTTCTATTGTCGATGCTGTCCTTTATACTCTCTTTAATACAACCTCCAAAAACGAACGAAAGAACCTCAACATCATTAACCAAAACAGAGAATTTGGACGAGGCATTTTAGAGATTGAAGTTGGAGAGAAAACATATACGATTGATCGCACTTCTGAAAAGTATACCAAGAAGCTAAAAGGCGAAGAAACACTTGAAGCAAAAACTTTGCTGAATTTTGAAGTAACCGATCATATAACGGGAGAAACCACCTCGTTAAACGGCGTCACACGCAACCAGACCGACGCAAATATCAGAAAGAGGTTTGGGTCCATAGATGATTTTCTCGTGTCTTCTATGGCCTCTCAGCACGGTGCATTGACGTTCATTGAAGAGGGTTCAACCCGTCGCAAAGAAATCATCGCCAAGTTCCTTGATTTAGAACAATTTGAAAAGAAATTCAAACTTTCAAAGGAAGATTCCATTGATGCTAGAGGCGCCCTGAAAAAACTTGAAAACAAAAATTATGATGAAGAACTGGAAGAGGCGAAAGAAGAGCTTTCTTTTCAGCGCGGTACACTTGAGAAAAACGAGGATCGGTGCAAAGTTCTTATCTCCAAACTTGAGAAGCTTGAAAAGGGCTTAACAGAATCCGAAAGTGCGATTGAAAAAGCCCCCACGGAAGTAATTGATTATGCTGAGATTACAGAACAACTACAACACAAAAACAATCAACTTGTATCTTTGAAGACGCAGATAACAGAAAACAAAGAGCAGATTATTAATAAGAATGAGTTGCTTGAGAAGATAATAGAATTTGTTGATGGTTTTGATTATGAAGAACTTTTGACCAAACAGAATAAAATTGAAACCATTAATGAAAATATTGAAATACATTTAAAGGAGTTGTCTGATCTCGAAAGAGAGATTGAAATTTCAGAAAAGAAGATCAAACTGCTTGATGGAATTCCTTGTGGTGATTCGTTTCCTTCGTGTAAGTTTATCAGAGACGCCAACGCATCTGTCGCACGATTACCAGTATTGGAAGAAGAGCATGCGAATGTTGTCGAAAAACAAGAAGAAGCAGAAATAACCCTTTCAGAAATTAATCCAGAGCACGTTCAAAAATTATTGAACAAGTACGATAAATTGATTGAAAAAAGAGGTGAGATAACCAAAGAGATTTCAGAATTAGAGAATCAACTTGAAAGAAATACAAGCGCTGTTGTGATCACAGAACACGAAATTGATAAATTAAATATTAAAATTGAAGAGTATAATAATAATAAAGAAGCCATTGAGAATTTTGGATGCCTGCTTAAAGAGAAGAGAAAACTTGAAAACTCGATTAGATTAAATAAAAGTGAATTGGAAAAATATCAAGCAAACACTTATGAATTATATCGACAGGTTGGTTCATATGAACAACGAGTTGAATCTATTAAAGATGCCAAGCAAGAATATTTAAATCTTCGCAGAGAATATGCTGCGTATGATTTGTTTATGCGTTGTATGCACCCCAACGGAATTGCTTACGATATTATCAAAAAGAAGATTCCTATAATCAATCAAGAGATTGCAAAGGTTCTTGCGAACATTGTTGACTTTGAGGTGTTCTTTGAAAGTAACGGAAACAAGCTTGATATCTTTATTAAGCATCCAAAACACGAGGCGCGCCCGATTGAGATGGCATCTGGCGCAGAGAAGACGATGGCTGCGATGGCCATTCGTTTGGCGCTTTTGTCTGTTTCATCGCTTCCAAAGAGTGATTTGTTTATTCTTGATGAGCCTGGAACTGCATTAGACGAAGAAAATATGGAAGGCTTTATTCGCATTTTGGAACTAATTAAGGTATATTTTAAGAACGTTCTCCTTATCTCACATCTCGACTCCCTGAAGGACTGTGTAGATAGGCAGATTGTAATTGAGAAAAAGCGCGGATACGCGAGGGTAAATCAATGAGTAACGATAACGAATTTGACTTTGCTCCTCCAGCAACACTTCCACCAGACTTTCAAAAAGAAGAAGAAGAAGATAGGTTTGAAGAAGAAGTTGCTGTAGAGGATTTTGGTTTTATTGAGGGTTTCGGTATTATGGGAGGAGCACAAGATGAAGATCTCCTTCCAGACAATACTGCCATCTCTTCTTTAAATGTTGGTATTGTTGGCGTCGGTGGCGCCGGAAACAAAATGGCTAAAGCGTTTATGGACATTGGATTCAGCAAGACGTTACTTGTCAATACCACAGGCAAGGACATTCCAAAAGGAATAGGAGAGGAGCATGTTGTTTTAATTCCCAACTCTGACGGAATTGGCAAGGATGTGTCATTGGGAAAATCTATATTTAAATCAAATGGTACCGTTGTTGAAGATGCCCTAAGAACAAAACTTGGAAATGTTGATTGGTTGTTGGTTCTTGCTGGTGGAGGTGGCGGGACTGGTTCTTCTGTTGTTGCTTTACAGGAAGTGTTTCAGCGTTATTTAAAATCTGTTGAAGCCGGCGGTGAAGTTCTATACGTGGTCTCTTGGCCGACAGCGCAAGAATCTTTAAACCCGGCGATTAGTAGGAACGCCCTTTCGTTGATAAACGATGTTACTGATTTGCCTCATGTTATTATTGATAACGAAAGACAGACGAAGTTATTGAGAGGAAACGTTGGGATGCTTGGACTTTATCCATATGCCAATACTGCTTTCGCAAAATTACTAGCACAAACTTTGAAACTCTCGACAGAGATTTCCCCTATTCAATCTTTTGATTCGAAGGATTTGGAAACTTGTTTGAGAAAGGAAGGGAGAATGTTTATTGGTTCGACGGTTATTAAAGATCCCGCTACATCTAAGCTTGGTTCTCTCATTCTTCACAATTGTTTAACTCGTGCCGTGTGCCCGCCTCCAAGCGGAAAGCCCCAAACTGGAACGCTTATTTTGGTTGCTTCGGAAGATATGGTTGCCGATCCAAAAATTAGTAAACATTTGGAGGCAGCCATTTCTTACGTTGGTGGCCGCACAGAGACACTTTTTTCAGGAGTTTATGTTCGGAGAAACGTTCCTGGCCTAATCGCAATACTATGTATGAATGGTATTGAAAGAGGAAGATAAAATGAAAATTACTACAGCAAGACTTAAAAAGATTATTAAAGAGGAGATCGAAGTTACTCTAACCAACGAAGAAGCCGCCGAGATGTTTGGCGAAGAAATTCTTGAGGAGTTGGAAGAAGGTATTGAGAACTTAACGCCAGAAAATATACAGATGGCTTTTGACATGGTTATACAAGTTGCTAAAAATCTCGCCCCAGCCGCGATTCTTCCAGCGCTTCTTACAATGCTTAAGCAATTAAGAGATCAGGCTCGGGGCGAAGAAGAGGCTCCGACAGGAGTTGAATTATAAAATGAAAATTACGACAAAAAGACTCAAAGAGATCATCATAGAAGAATTAAACGAACTTGGCGGCGCCGCTCGTAATTTGGGTGCGGTAGCGGGTAGGGCAGGACAGGAAGTAGATAGTCCCGATCACTCTTTGCAGGGCCCAGAACAAATTGCCGAAGATGATTTAACTGGTCTTTTAGTTGATTTGGGGCGCACTCTGGTAGAATGGGAACAAAAAGAATATCCATCTGATGAAGAAAGATACATGAGCTATTTCAAAGATATTCAGGAATTAGTAGAAGAATATGATCCTTGCGCTCATCCTGGCCAAAAGTGCGACCAAGCACATCCAAATCAAAGTCACGAGGAGTGTATTGCAGTAACGATTAATGATGGGTTACAGGAAGAAAAAGCAAAGGATAATCCTTGGGCGATTTGCACAGCATCTGTTGGCCGCGAAGACAAAGAAAAGTATGAAAAATGTGTAATGAACGTAAAGAAAGAAAAAGGTATTAAGTGAGGTAATTAATGATGAGTTACGCAAGAGGCAAAGTAGACAAGTTTATCGAGAAAATGATTTCTCGCAAGTTTTTGGTTTGGGTAACGGCCACAACCCTAATGCTTACGGCCGGCCTCGAATCCAGTGATTGGGTTATTATCTCGGCGCTTTATATCGGCGGTCAAGCTGTCATCGACGGCATTGCCACATTGAAGGGTTTAAATGGTTAGTACGAAGATTTTAGATTTTGTTGTCAAACACTGGAAAGAATTATTAATCATCGTCTTAGCATTGCTTGTAGTCGGAAAATATCGTTCCGATTATAAACAACTAGAAAGTGTTTATGAAGCGGAGCAGGCATCGTTAGAAGCACAGATTGATGGCTTGAAAAACATTCACGAGCGCGAACTAGTTCGCAGAGCGCAGGCTTTAGAAGACTACAGGGGCGCCCTTGCAGAGCTAGAAAGAAATTATCTTGAGAGCCAGCTTCAATTAGAAAGGTCAAGAAGAGAATACAAAGAAAAATACATTGAAGATTTTTCTGAAAACGAAGACGCACTAATCGAGGAAATAGAAGAAGTTTACGGATTCGAGAATGCTCCTTAGCTTTTTATTATTAACATCAATAGCAACTGCTGAAGATCCCGGAAAGTTTATGATTATGGGAATGAATGAGTGCGCTCGATATGAGGGTGTTTTATTTGATGTAACTGCCACAGCAGAAATCCTATCCAGAACAAAGATTAGAACAGCAGAATGCAATTTGAGAGTTGATACCGAACTCGAAAAAAAAGAAATTGAATTTGATCTTGAGAGAGAAAACTATGAGATTAAATATACATCACTAAAAGATGAATATGATTTGGTCTTGGAGCAAAAAGATTTACAGATACAAAGTCTCGAAGAAGCAATTAAAAAGCATTCTCCAAGAAATAAGTGGATATGGTATGCTGGTGGCGTAGCAAGCGGGATTGCCGTTACATATGGGGCATATAGAGTATTCAATAATGAAGGATAATCCAAATCGTATTGCGGCCATTGAAAAAGCAATCTCTGAGAAATATGGAGACGATACAATCCAGAACCCAAAAGCAAATTGGGATGAAGAAAAAGAGAAAGAATATCTTGCCCAGATGAAAGAGCTTTATCAAAAAGTTAAGAAAAATGATGAATGGCAAGAGAAAGTTGATTTAAATGGTATAAAGGTTTCAAAAAAACTATTTAATAGAGATTCGACTAAGTATTGTCCGGTCTGCGGTTCTTTCGCAAGAAAAGCAAAAGATGATGTTTGTTTGATAAAGTTTAATTGCTGTGAGATGTGTTTTGGAAAATATGTCGATGGCAGGGAGAAACGCTGGCTAGACGGCTGGAGACCAACAAAAGAGGAAGATAAATAATGGCTACAGTATATGAAATCGTTCAGGGATTATCACAGGCGGCAGCGAATGCTTTTGATGGCGCCTTGGATGAAAAAGGAGAAATGTTAGAGGCAGGACTCCAAAGAGAAGAAGGCGATCCTATTCTTGATAAAAGAGTGATAGACGGCTTTAACATCAGATTCTACGGGGATAAGATGTGCCTAAGCTATCAGTCTGAAGTTCAGCTTAAAGAGGTATATGCCAATGGTTTTGAATCCGATGTTGAACAGAGAATAGCTGACATTGCAAAATTTCTTAAGAAAGAATATAAGAAGATTACCGGCAACACCGTGACACTAACAAAGGAAGAAGAAATAGATATGATGGTTGAAAGAACTTCCAATATTCGTAGTTGGGTTACCGCATATCAGGTTTATAAGGTTGGTGGTCTTGGCGAGGGAACTGATGAACTTGATACCCCCTCTAAAGATAGATTAGAAACAAATTGGAAAAAGTTTCTCGATCTTGGCGGCTGGAACGGTACCGGCGGAAAACGCCCCGATAACGACACACGGAAGAAGGGTTCCGAGGTCGAGAAGAAATGAGAAAAAACAAACGCCGATTTGATCCTCGTTACTTTATGGACGAGAAGACAGACAAGAAAGTTATTAAAGTGGATGAGAAGACAGAAAAGAAAGTTCTCAAAGAGGTCATGCCGCGGCACACGCAGTTGCCGGATGAACCCGATCTTCTTCAATATGCCGATGAGCAGAGAATGGATCAAATTTCCAAAGAACTGGAAAAACAATTTGTACATCATACGATAGTGACCGTGGAGGTGCCAGATTTTGATGGCTCTATGGTTGACCTTGATACTTTTCTAACGAAAATGGGAAACTATGTTGTTACGGGCGATGTAAGTATGAAGCAAGCAAAAGTATATATAGATCAAATTGTAGATAATCTGACGGTGGATCGAGACGTTCTGAATTATTGGAGTGACCCCCGTGATTACGAAGATGACCCAGATTATTCACTCCAAGAGGTAAAGCCAGGTGGTGGAGAATACCAGGATCCATATTCCGGAGATTATTCTTCGCGATCACGCGCCGGCACAGACCTAAATGAAAAATTCGATACAGTAGTAGACGCCCTAGGACAAATTGGGGAAATTGCACACGGTGCCGTTAGCGCAGTCCAAACCGAAAATGATTAATGAGTTTTCAATTAGACAAAAAACAAACTGTAAAGGAAATAGTAAAGTGCGGTAAAGATCCCGCTTATTTTTTAAAGAATTACGCCCGTATATCCCACCCGATGCACGGGCTTATTTTATTTGATACATACGATTTTCAAGACGATCTATTAAAAGACTTTAATGATTATCGTTTTAATGTTATACTCAAGGCACGACAGTTGGGTATATCAACAATCACTGCTGGTTATATCGTGTGGATGATGCTCTTCCATCGCGATAAGGCAATCCTCGTTATGGCAACGAAGTTCGCAACAGCAGGAAACTTGGTTAAGAAAGTCAAGGGAATTATGCGTAACATTCCAGATTGGTTGAAGATTGCGACAATCAGTGTTGATAACAGAACTTCTTTTGAACTTTCCAATGGTTCATCAATTAAAGCCGCATCCACATCTGGCGATGCCGGCCGCTCAGAAGCACTATCTCTTTTGGTGCTTGACGAGGCAGCACACATTGAAAACCTCGAAGAACTATGGACAGGTTTGTATCCCACTCTATCAACTGGTGGTCGCTGTATTGCGCTGTCAACCCCTAATGGTGTTGGGAACTGGTTTCATAAAACCTGTATTGATTCTGAAGCCGGCGTAAATAATTTTAATTTGACTACGCTTCAATGGGATGTACACCCAGATAGAGATGAAGAATGGTACAAAAAAGAAACTAGGAATATGTCCAAGCGCCAGATTGCGCAAGAGTTACAATGTAATTTCAACACCTCTGGTGAAACCGTTATTGATCCCACAGATATGGAATGGATGTTATCTCTTCATAGAGAACCCAAATACCGTACAGGTTTTGATCGCAACTTTTGGATTTGGGAAGAATACGATCCCACTTGTAATTATTTGATGGTTGCGGATGTAGCTCGCGGAGATGGCGCAGACTATTCTACGTTTCATATTATCCAACTAGAAACTTTAGAAGTCGTTGGAGAATATCAAGGTAAGGTAACTCCCGATATGTATGCCAATATGTTAAATCAAGTAGGCCGAGAATATGGTGGATGTATGCTGGTGGTTGAAAATAACAGTATTGGATATACGGTGTTAGATAAGCTTATAGAATATGGGTATCCCAATTTATACCATTCGGTTAAATCAACTCACGAATATATTGAGCAACATCAGGCGGAAGTTCGCAACAGCGCAATTGCCGGCTTCTCTACCACGTCAAAGACGCGACCTCTAATTGTTGCGAAATTGGAGGAGTTTATAAGAAATAAACTAATTAAAACATATTCATCGCGACTAACTAATGAATTTAAGACTTTTATATGGAAAAATGGAAAACCACAAGCAATGAAAGGATACCATGATGACTTAATTATGGCTCTCGCAATCGCTTGCTGGGTGAGAGATACGGCATTACAGGTAAATGCAAGGGAACTAAATTATCAAAAAGCATTTGTTGATGCCATAATCACATCCAAAACCACTTTAAATACTCAAATAAAAGGACAAGAAGGGTACAAAAGAGACAATATTTTTGATAAAATGAGTGAAGCTAAAGAGATCTACGATCAATACAAATGGATTATTAAATAATGGCACGCCCCAACAACACACATAAAAGAAATCCCGCGAACTCACAGTCGGGCTTATTTAAAGCGCTTACAAGATTGTTCTCCGGACCAATCATTAACTACCGCTCACAATCTGGGCGGCGCATTAGAAGGCAACATTTAGACAAGTTTTCTTCGAGATTCAGATCGGCATCGGGCCAGCAGTTTAAGAAGTCCCTTTACAATCCTCTTGACTCTATTGCAACAGAAGCAATCGCGAATCAGCGCAGATCTGAGAGATATGTAGATTTTGATCAAATGGAGTATATGCCCGAGATTGCTTCAACTTTGGATATTTATGCTGACGAGATGACAACCTATTCTGATCTTCGTCCGATGCTTAACATCAAATGTCCCAATGAAGAGATTAGAGCAGTTCTATCAATATTATTTGATAGTATTTTAAATCTTAATTATAACTTGTTTGGCTGGAGTCGCACAATGTGTAAATATGGCGACTTCTTTTTATATTTGGATATTGATGAAAAGTATGGCGTCAAGGCCGTTATTGCATTACCTGCGTCCGAAGTTGAAAGGCTGGAAGGTAAAGACTCCACAAATCCAAATTATGTCCAGTATCAGTGGAACTCTGCTGGAATGACTTTTGAAAACTGGCAAATTTGTCATTTTCGCATTCTTGGCAATGATAAATACGCCCCATACGGTTCTTCTATTTTAGAAGCCGCTCGCCGCATCTGGCGCCAGCTTACTCTTATGGAAGATGCAATGATGGCTTATCGTGTTGTTCGCTCTTCAGAACGTCGAGTATTCAAAATTGATGTTGGTGCGATTCCGCCGCAAGATGTTGAACAATATATGGAAAAGATTGTTAGTCAGTTGAAAAGACATTCTGTTGTAGACTCTACGTCTGGCCGCGTCGATCTTCGTTATAACCCAATGAGCATCGAAGAAGATTATTTCATTCCAATCCGTGCAGGTTCGGCAACAGAGATTACTACTTTGGCCGGCGCCACAAATATTACGGCAATTGATGATGTTAAATATCTTCGTGATAAATTGTTTTCTGCCCTCAAGGTTCCTCAAGCATATCTTTCAATGGGCGAGGGCGCAGGAGAAGATAAAACAACTCTTGCAACGAAAGACATTCGATTTTCAAGAACCATTCAAAGACTTCAAAGGGTTATTATTGCAGAGCTAACAAAGATTGGCATTATTCACCTTTATACGCTTGGATTCAGAGGAGATGATTTGTTGGCCTTCTCGTTGTCCTTAAATAACCCATCCAAGATTTCAGAACTTCAAGAGATCGAGCACTGGAAGCAGAAGTTCGATATTGCCGCTTCCGCAACTGAAGGCTTTTTCTCGCGACGTTGGGTTACCGAAAACATTTTTGGAATGTCCCACGAAGAGTTTATTCGTAATCAGCGTGAAATGTATTATGATCGCAAACATGACGCCTCTCTTCAGCAAGTTGCAGAAGCCGCGGCAGCAGCCGAAACCGGTGGTATGATGGGAGGCGAGATGGGAGGCGATCTGGGTGGAGAGCTTGGCGGCGAAGAGCTTGAAGG